CCCTCGTCCGCATCTACACCCGCGACTCCATTGCCGTGTTTGTCGTAGTTTTCGGGGAACGTATCACGCAGCACGCGCTTTTTAATCGCGCCCGGATGGAGTGCATAGACCTCCTTCGACCAGACGGGATTTTCGTTCATCATGGAGTGAGTCATGAGCTTGAGCGTCCCGAACGGAGTCACGAACTCCGTGATCTTGATGCCCAGCTTCGTTTCCTCGGCCTTGATCTGGTAGTCCCCGTCGAGGAACGCCATCCGATTGATGACCTTGAGTGCCATGTTACCGCAGAATGCGACTCGCTCGTTGGGCTGACCCTTCACGTTGTAGGTGAACACGGACTGAATCCAGTCCTCGAACGCCCCACGAGAAATGTTGCCCGCACCTCCAGTGTTGGCCGTCCGCACGTCGCCGCCATACTGCTCGATCTGAGTCAAGATGCCGTCCGTCATGCGGAATTGCTTCGAGTTGAGAGTCGTTATCGTCTTGCGACCCCAGATGAACGAACGCTCAATATCTTCGGCGTGATACGTGGCGCACATTTCTTTGTTATACGCCAGTTTGTTGCCGGTGAGATATTTCACAGCCTTCGCCGTGCCTGAAATCGCCCAGCCGTTACGGAAAATCTGAACATAGTTCGTGCGCGGTGCACCCTGCTGAGTCACAGCAGTAGGGCGAGCCGACGCTTCCTCGAACGCGTTACCGATTTTCTGCACGTGCATGACGTTGGTAATCGCGACAACCGAAGTCCCGGCGAGTCCGCGAACCACGGTCATCGAGTTGCCCACGAGTGCGGTGACGAAGATGTGTTCGCCAGTTTCTTCCACGAGTAGCACGGAGTTGGGAGTGAAGAATGACGCATCCGCCACAACAACTGTCGTGCTGGTTCCGCCACTCACACAATCCTGACGACCAGCTTGGTGAATATCTTCAAACCAAGTGAACGCCACGTCGCTGGTGGACTCCTTCGGCATACCCGAGGTGAGTCCAAGCAACGGGGTGTCGCCTGTGGGGTTGATACGTAGGATAGCGGCGGAGAAGTCATGTTGACGCTCACCGACGATTCCCTGATGCGAAGCAAAGATGCCTTGAATCACTAGGTAAGTCCTTTCTTAATTGCGGCCGGTGAGATCATCCAGCCAGTTGAAATTGGGAGTCGGACCACCACGGTCGCCCTGCCCCCTCGGTGCGATCTCGATGTTGAGATCCGCAGCGGATTCGCCCGCCATGAATCGCAGCATCTCCTTCGTTTGCGCGACGGCTTTTGCCCGGTCTCCGTTCGCGTTCCTCAACGCTTGATCGTAGATCGGCTGAATCGTCTGTGCCATCACCGGATTTTTCGCGGCGGGGAATAGCGTGACCAGTGATTCCTTGTTGTCCCGACTTGTGAAAGTCTGCTTAGTTTCTTGACGGACCTGCTCCATCAACTGTTCGGCAAATGGGCGAAGAATCTGGACTTGCATTGCCAACGCTTCACGAACGATCTGTTGCCCCATGGCATTGAATCGCTCTTGAACGCCGGTGAAATTCCCCTCGTTGATTTGTTCGGCGACTTCGGCGTTGAAAATGGGGTCTCCAAAAGTGAGTCCGCTAAGCCGCTCTGTGAGCTGTGTCGCGAATCCAGCCTGGTTGCCATTGCCACCGCCGTTGTTGTCCGACTCACCGCTGCCATTACCGGCAGACTCCCCAGAAGAGGCGGCTCCTTCAGCGGAAGCCGGACCATTCCAAAATGCCGCAGGATCGAAACTTTCGCCAGTGTTATTTGAGTTTGAATCGCCACTCACAGTGCCGCCGGAGTTACCTTCTCCGCCCTGCGAGCCGTTATTACCTCCACCCGGCTGAGTCACATTACCTGCGTCAGCCGCGTGGTCGGGTGCGCGCATGAACCTTCCGGTTTGACGCTCAGTTGGAGTCATGGCTGTTACGCCGTAAAGGGACATCTTATTCATTGCTAATACCTTTCGTAATTTGTTTCGCCGACTCCTCAAAGCCGAGAAGGACGCGGTTGGTCTGCCTTACATCGCGAACCTCCTTGGCGATGGCGGCTTCATCAGCTGAATCCATCCGACCGTCGACAAGTTGATTCCCATTCGCGCGGGCATAGGCACTCATAAGGCCACTGTCCACGAGAATCTTTAGTGCCGAGAGAAGCTGGTGAGTATCTCCCGGAAGTTCTTTAATTACTGACTCAAGATCAACCATAAATTGGTCCTCCCGCTATTTGCTCCGGAGCCGTTGCTGGGACGATTCCAGTGCCTCCAGTGAGTGCTGCTCCCGGAATCCCAGCTTCAGGTCCGGCGGGGGGTTGAAGTTCAAACTGCTTGAGATTCATTTCCAAATCCATCATGGCAGTCCAAGCGTCGAGCATGCTAAGAAGATCGATTCGTTCGCTGATTGTCGGCGCTTGAATCATGGCGAAGATAATCTCGCGCATCTGCTGCTGGATGGCCTGACGATCGAGAGCCTTGAGTCCTTGGCCGATGATCAACATCAGATTCACGTCCCGCAGCTTTTGCAGGTTGATCCTGAGTGTCTTGCCGGTATAGAAATCGCCGACTTCCACATTGTCCTGCTGATACTGCACGATGTTGTAATACATGCTGAATCGCATTGGCCGCAATAGCGTGTCGTCGATCAATCTGGCGCCCTTGTGCTGACGGCGATTCGCACCCTGCTGCACAGCGGCGACTTGATCGGTAACTGCCCTGTCGATTCCAGCGATCTGACTTGGCAAGCTTTGCGTGGGGAAGAATTGGTCAATCAGTCCCATCATTCCTTGCAAGTCTTGCAGAGTCTGCTTGGTATCCAACTGCTTGCTATCATGCTGAATCATCGTGCGAATGTCTTTGCCCCAGCCTTGCGGCTTGAGTGGGATTCGCGCCGCTACCTCGCCCGGAGGAATCTTCTCCATATCAACGCACGACGGATCGTAGTAGGTTGTGCCGTAGATGTTCTTGCGATTCGCCAACACATGAGTGTTTAGCAGAAATGAGCTGAACTGCTGCAAGGGATTCAGAATCTCTGCAACCGATTTGGTGGCCTCCCGCATGAGATCGTCGTTAAGGACTCCCATGTAAACCGGCAGATGCCCGTGCATGTTGTTCATGTAGGTGGATTCAATAATCCGCTCGCCGTTAAGGATTGTAAAACGCCACACCTCATACCGATTCCTGCCGGCACGAGTTGCGGCGTTACCGCCTATGAGTGCGAAGTCATTAGGGTTGAGTCGAATGTAGATCGTCGTCAACTCGAACGCTCCATTCATCATGAACGAATCGTTGCCAGTGATAAACGTATACCAGCTGAAGTTCTGCGCCTTGCTGTCATCGTTGGCGAGATTTGACTCGCTGGGAGGGTCGCGGTAATACTCCGCCTCGAATCCGTTCATCTCGCCATCCAGAATATCCGCACAATTCAAGAACATTCCTTCGAGGCAGCGGGCTTTGAGCCAATAGTGACTCTTCATTTCAGCTACCGCCACGAACTCCCCGTCTTTGTGTAAGTCGCACATTTCAACCGCAGGGTCGCAGAAGAAGTTATACATGTCGACGGTCTTGATGCGATTCCCGTTAAACGTGACAGTCTGCCCAAGGCGAGTCCCGCCGTTCTCGTCGGCTTCCAGCTTTGGCCCGTATTCTGTGTCCCAGCTATTCCAGACTCCGCCGTTGTTATACTTCAGAATCGCGTAGATCGCGCGCAAAAGTTGGCGATAAAATCCACCGTAAACCGCGTGCGAGTTCATGATCGTGACAAGTTGACTCGCCTCTTCGGAATCTTCCGGTGTGGCGGTGTGGTAGAACATGCCACGATTCGGTGCGAAGGTCTGGGCGTAGAAAGTCATCATGTCGTCCAGATGCACGAACATCACCGGCAGACTGATTGCAGTCGCTTGCGGAGTCCCGTTCTTCTCATGCTCAATCTGGCGCTTGCGATCCTCGTCATCGAGTCGAAGAAACGCCGCTACATCGCGGTCGATCTGCGCGTAACGCTTCATGCGCACGTCGCGCTGTTCCTTGCCAAGAATGAGTCGCTGCTTGAGATAGTCTAGCAAGCGATCATGAGTCGTTTTATTGCGCAGAGGGTGACCGGGATGATACTCCGGCGTGGCAGCTTGAGGCAAATCGAACCTCGCGTGAGTGATTCGTTCTTTATACACGTGCAACTCCTGTTCCATAAGTGGGTTCGAGTGGTTCAAAATTACTACCTTGATACGACGCTACCAGCAATCCTTCGTATTGCAAAAGCATTTGTGGCCCGTAGGCGCACGAGTCGATCAAGTCATCAACATTAGACTTCTTCTTCATGTTGTAACCCAACATTTGAGTCGTGATCTCGACAGCCCCTTCGTAAATGGCGTATTCCTTCTTGGCCATCAACGCACCAAAAGATTTGATTCGCGAAACCTTGGGGTCTCCCTTACCCGCCATCAACGGGATAAATTCAACTTCGTGACTCAACAGCTTCGAGACAAGCAAAAGTTTGAAGAACGGGATAAGGACTCTTTGTGCGGCTACCGCTTCGATTCCCCATACCCATGCGCCCCATTTCATCGCGAGTCGGAAACCCTCCTCAAACATCTGATCTTCCGACATTTTACCAGTCGAATGCTCGACGACCATGGGGACTCCATCCTGCGGCAACACGTGGACAGTCCAACTCGCGTCATCATTGGTGGCATTTTCGCCAAACGCAGGGTCCAACACCAACCACGCCGCTAAGATATTATCAGGTCCTGGAATCGCTTGGTAATGCAACTGCTCTTGGGTGAAGCCGTCGACTCCGTGCCCAGGCATGTTCATCATTTCGCACATCCAGGTCTCGACGAGTCCCAAGTCTTTGTATTCTTGGAAGTCCTCGACCAGTTCCTTTAGCGGCCAACGCTGCTCCCACAGTGGACGAATCGCGCCTGTGTTAGCATCCTTAACGAGAGCGCCGAACACAACCGGATTCCAATTCGGACGGTTCGCCAGACGGGCCAATAGACTCGTCTTTTGCAGCATGTTGCCCAGCCAGATGACTTTCCTCTGGCGCGCGAGTGCTTTAAGGAAGGTTCCGAATACCCAACGGTCCAGTTTCTTCTGTAGCAATTCTGAGTCAGTGTTTTCCAAATCTTCGGCGTCATCGACAACTGCAATGTCTGGGCGCTGGTTGTCGATGTTGATTCCGCGCATCTGCTGGCCGGTGCCGACAGCGCGAAGGATGCAATGTTTGACTCGCCCATCTGGCATCTGAATGTCAAAGCGCCAAAGCGAATCGGTTTCTGACTCCTTTACGATCCTAATGTCACCGTAAACCGCTTTGAAGTTCGGCGAGTTAAAGTAACCCATAATGTCCTTGCAAGCGTTCTTAGCGATGGTATTCGTATTCGACAGATACACGCAGAAACGGTGATTCGTAAACAAGAAATACCAGACCACGGCGAGCTTACTTAGAGTCGTCTTGGCGTGATCGCGAGGAATCGCAAGCAAAACCCTCTGCATCGCAGTGCTGGTAAGTAGCGGCCAAATCTCTCCGTAGTGGAAGTATGGGACCGGACTCGTCAACTCCTCTGCAAGGAAGAACTCGATAAAGAACTCTCCGTCCTCTTCAAGCCTTTGAGTAATGTCCCCACGAGTCGCGACGCCTTCGACCGTTTCGGGCCGGGCGTTGGCATCTACGCCAGTTGCTGACTCGGTGTCCAGCTTGTCAAGAGAGTCGGGGTTCAACATTACAGTGCAGTGTTCGGGTCAATCATCTTGAGCGGTTTCATTGATTCCAAATACCGCTTACCCCAGTCCATCGGCATCGGGGTTGAAGGCTGGAAGGCTGACTCAGCTTCATTCAACACAGGCAGCGAGCCGGGCGCTGGTGGCACAGATTGAGTCGTCGAGGGCGATGCGGCCGGATTGGCGTCAGCCTTGTCAATTTTGCCCACTTGTTTGCCGACTCCAAGCAAATCAAGCACAGTCGCAATTATACTCGCGCCACCCTTTTCGCCTCCGCCACTCAAGACTGGAGCCTCCATGTAGGACTCAGGGTCCCCTCCGATTCTGATACTAGCCATGACCTCTGATTCCTTTCGCCATCTCACGTAAACTTTCAAGACTGAACTCTTCATCCCCG